GATATAATACCTTTTAATTTTGTCTTTAATGACTCTTTGGCCATTTCCGACATAACTTCGGCAATTAAAGATTTTAATTGTGACTTGTTCATATTAGTCTTGTTCAGCACCTGGATATTTTTCAAAGTCTACATCAAAATTTTTCTTTTTAATGGCATTAAGTGCAGCAAAACTGGAAGGTTCTGCCTTAACATTACGTAACATTTGCCACATTTGTTGTGTTAATTTTGCACCTTCTAAACGGTTTTTAATGATTTCATCGGAACTCAACATTGGATTATCTGGTCCAACTGGTTCGTCTGGAAATTCGGGTTTTGGTTGTGGGTATTGCATCTCTGCAACCACTTCCTTGTAACATTCTTTTATCAAAGCTTTTAATTCAGATTTTTTCATAGAGGATTCCTTATATGTATATAAATATAATCAAAAAACTGAAATATTCAGATTATTTCACTTTTAACTTACCCGTATAACCATTATCTTTATGTTTTGTGGCATAACACTCCACATTATAAATATGTGTGCCACATTTAGACACCATTCGATATGAAGATTGACTGTTTCTTTGCTCTTTAACCGCTCGTTCCCATTCTTCTATAATTTGTTCTCTATCATCCTGATGAATAAAATTTTTCCATCCATTTCCAAATAACTGTTCTTTATCATTGCACACCAAATTGGCATAAGCATCATTTACCCATGTGCATAATCCGTTTTTATCGCTTTCAAATATTGGCGTATTTTGCATATCAAGAACCCATTGTTGACGTGCTTGGAGAATTTTTAGTGCTTCCCCGTTTTCTTTGGTGAATTTGGTGTTCTCTTGCAACTCATCTTTGATTTTATTGACTTTATCTGTTAATGAAGACCCATGATTCGGCGTTAATTCTTTGAAAATAACATTTATTCTATCGCTCATTTCTTTTTGTTGTTTCTCTTTTTCCAATCGAGCCTTTTTAAGCTTGTTCCAGTATTTTACCGCAAATGTCCCAATTGTTCCAATTGCTGTAAATATTCCTGCAATATACCCCGAAAAATCCTGCAATTTGTGTAAAATATCCATCATCATAGTTGTTATATAAATATTAATATAAAAATGAAAAAGCCAATGAATATATATTTCATTGGCTTTTTTTGATAATTTATTTAGTATTATCTAATTGGACAAGCTCCACCTTCACATTCCAATCCCTGAATTACATCTCCACCAGAAATTTTAATGTTATTTAACGTTTTAACTTTGGCTCTAGCTTTATCATATGTTTCCTTATCAATTTCTTGATATGGTGCTTGTTTGAAACCATGATTTTGATGTAACAAAAAGCTTACACTTTTAATGTTGCCTTTATAGTTATCTTTCAACCAAGCTTTCATAGCAGGTAGTTCAGATTCTTTGTAATATGCTGTAACGCTTACGGCGTTGTCGCTCCAAATTTCTTGTAACTTCTTCACCATTTCCAATTGTTTGATTACATCCATGTCTTTTGCTAGAATTGCATTATCAGGAGTTTCACATGGAAAATATACAACAACCGTGTCGTGATTTTCAGTGCCATCAAAATTCAATAAGAATTCTGTATGATATCCCAAATCTTTACATATTTGCACGAGTTTATCGTTGCTGGCCATTCTTACAGTTCGCAAATAATATTTACTATATGCGGGGTGAACTCCTGGTGTTGCTCCACCTAACAAACTTAAAGTGCCACTCGGTTTGATTGTGGTAAGCTTGATGCTTTCTGGATAGCCTTTTTCTTTGCTCCATTGTTTATCAAACTTTCTCAACGCTACATAACAATCATCCAACCATTCAACTTTTTCAAGTGATTGGCAAATTCCTGTTACACCCAAACCAAGTCGCATGTTTTTGTGAACAATCTTATTGGTTTCTTCATGGATAAACGGTAATGCAGCAATTGCTTTTTGTGTCTTATATAACAATTTAGCACATTCAATCAACTCATCTTTACTTGTTATATTATTTAAATATAATTCGCATAAATTACAACATTCGTAATTACTCAAACTAATCTCAGCACATGGATTAGTCATTTCACAATTATCAACATTAGTCGGATACATCTTATTATCCTTGATTAAGCCGTCTTTAATTCTTCCAAACTTTTGAGATAATGGTAAATTGAAGAATCCATATGGCTCACCTTTTGCACTTTTGGTCACATCATCAACTACATATCCGTTTTCCCAAATTTCTGACATGATGTGGTCGAAACTATCCGCATAAATAGTGTTATTACTCATGGCTCTCCAATTAGGAACATCGCCATTGCCCCAATTTTTTGCACGGAGATAGAGAATATCATCGGGGTCGCCTAATGCAATTTCAGCACTGCGACGAACATTTCCTGCCACAACAATGCTTCCAATTATATTGCAAATGTCAAGAACATCAATACTACGAAGTTTTTTACCTTCACGAGATTGGAATATCTTTGTAATTTTGGTAATACCATCAACTAAAATAGTTGGGCCTGATGCTTTTCCACCGAATCCTTTAATATGTTCTCCAGCACCACGAATTAAAATCGTAGAATATGTAAATGATTTACCATTAACATAAAACGCATTTAATACATTTTCCAACAGTTTTACCCAACCTTCTCTACTATCTGGAACAATCAAATCCGCATCTTTTGTATTTTGGTGAGAAATATGCACATCGGTTTTTATTTTTGGCAATTCATGCACATCTTCACGACGAATACTATATCCAACTCCACCACCAAGCATCAAGTTTTCGAATAAAAACAAAAATGCTTTTGGTTCACGCATTGCTACTGCCCAACAATTTAATAAACTGTTTGCACCCCAACGTTTTACCGTAGGTGTTCCAAGTTGCCACAACATTCTTCCGGCGAAATTACATTTTAGATTGAAAACCAAATCATATAACCTTTCAGCTTCTTCTTGTGTATATCCTGCGCCAATTTCTTGTGCTCCGTTTACGCAACGTTGAACAGTTTCGTGCCATTCTTCCGTGTCACCGCTGTCTTTTAATCTGGCATAAGTTCTTTTATAAACCATATATCCTAATCCATTAAAACCCCAGTTTGGTTGTTTGTTTTTATATTTGCTCGTGAATTTGTCTGTTATAATACTCATAAATTTTCCTTTTGTGGTAAAAGATAATTATTTTTAAATTCGTTAAAAATCAAATTTTATCACAAAATATTTTTAAATTATTTTTGTTGTTTGTTATTTTTTACTATATACGTTTAATTATTTATTCTTGATTATCGTCTTCCATCATGGATTTATATTTTCCATACATGGCTTTCTTGACAATATTTTCTTCTTGGCTCATTTCGTTTAATACTGTTGCGCCTTCTTTGGATGATTCGTTGAACACTTGAATATCTCCACATCCGGCGTTCATTCTGCATGGAAACGTGATACCATCTGCACCGAAACGATTTTTTATAATATGAATTCTAGCAGTGTTATTAACCTTATCTGCCGTTTTACGAGAAAGACTCATAACAAAATCTGCCGTCATAATCTTTCTATAACTGTCTGCGGCATGATGTGCCATAACAACATCTTCTTCGGCGGCACTACGATTTGCTTGGGATGCACTCCAAATTGGGATTTGTAATTCACCCGCAACTGCTCTCAATTCTTCATATATACCACCTGCTTCACTATAACTGTTGCTATTTTTTTCCGCCATTGCAGGGCGAAGAATATCAGCATAATCCACAACAATCATATCAATTGGAGTTCCCAACATTTTGATTCTTTCTGCATGGAGTTTGATAGAATTTGCAGAAACTGTTTTGATTGGATAATACTTAATGAATAATTTACCAGGAACAGATGCAATTTTTTGTTTGACCACATCGATATTGTTTCTAATATTTTTAAAATCAATACCAGTAAAACAACTATCATATCTCAATCCAACATAATTCTCATTTAATTCAAGAGTTATGTGTAAAACATTTTTACCTTGCTTCATTGCTTCTGCACCAAGTTTTGCCAAAACCCACGAATTGTGTGAAACAATTCCATTGCTGTAATAACAATGGACATTTTCAACGGAAATGTCATATAAAATTTCCTCTTTTCCACCATGCTTTCTCACAATCGATGTCGTTCCTGTATCCGTCTCAACAATATCTGTGTCCACCAAATCTTTTATTTTTTTCCATTCACCGTTTGCTTTCACTAAATGGTTTTCGGAAGTTTTTAATGTGGTGTTATTTTTAAAATATGTGGTCACAGCTTTTTGTTTTTCGGTTCTAAACGCAGTCACTATTTTGTTATACCCATATGGAGTTTTGACTTTCAATGGAAATGGTAATTCCTTTATCTCATTTTCCTTTTCAGCAATTTCCAGTTTATTAAATAAATTTTTAATTTTAATTTTCTCTACTATCATTCTTTTATATATCATATCAAATGTTCCTTTATTTTTTCAATGCATTCTTTTCTATTACTATTCCAATCCCTTTCCCAAATTATCAATACATTATATCCTATTTTTTTCAAAAAATCAATTCTTATTTTATCTTTAATCCAAATATCTTTAGCAGATAATTTTACATTTTCGTCTATTCTAGCAAAATCATTTTCGTTATAAATTACAGGATTACAATGCCAGTAATCCCCATAAAATTCTATTATTTTTTTATCTTTAATAATATCAACGATATACGGCAATACTATAATATTTGATTTCACCTCAGCATCTATATTATGTTTAATATAGTTGAAACATTCAATTTCAATTTTGCTTGTTCCATCAAACTCTCCAAAATGGTTAATCCATTTTTCTTTACCCAACTCTTCAATTTTTCGTTTCATTGCCCCTGATATTCTTCTTTTAGAATTCTCTGTTTGTCTATGCCCTAAAAATTTTGAAGATTTTTTAGATGCTCGAATTTGATGTTGTTTTATTATTTCACGTGCTTCGTGTTCAGTATTTCCTTTTTTCACCCAATATCCAATTTTTAATATAGAAGAGTTATTAAAATCCCTTTTTTCTATTGCTTTTTTCGAATTCCTAATTTGTATCTCACTAATTTTTTTCATCGCCTCTATTTCATTATATCCTCTTTTTTTCCAATAATTTATAGTTAAACACGATGCCCCATTTTTTTGACGTTGGGAATTTAGTTTTCTAAATTCTGGATTCTCATTTTTTAATTTTAAAGTATTGGATATTTTTTGTTTTAGTTCTTCGGAATGTAGATACAATTTACAGTCTTGTCCATATACATTTTTATATTCGTTTGTAGATATATTATGTTTATATTTCAAGTGTGTTATCAAACTTTTACATTTAAATCCACAAATCTCACACGTTAACAATTCAATCATATACAATATATAGTATTTGTTTGTATTAAAATGTTATTTATTTTGTATATTTTCCGATTCCGGTAAGTCATACTGCTGTTTAAATTTTTCAATCTCGAATAGTATATTGTCGATTTGCCACCCAAACAACATTTTCCCATCAAACTCAAATTTATCAAACGGTTTAATCCACAAAATATATTCTTTTCCAGAATTCCCCTTGATTGGTATTCCGGTTTCTACATATTGGATTTCAATTTCTGTGTTTGGTCCTACACATTTCCCAATACCAGCAGGAGCCACAATGATACCAAGTTCTCCTTTTGCCAATCCACCATCCATCAAAAGGTCAATTTCTTTCCAATTACTCTTGATTGCTTCACGGGACATCACACTCATGCGTTTCTCGACTTCATTGAGATAATCGTGTCCAACATTTCTTTCCATACCCGCTTTTAATGCTTCATCAAAACTTTTTTTGATGTATTCATAATCACCGACTTTTAGATGTTCTACACTTTCAAGTAATGCGGTTTTAATTTTTTGATTTTTACAAAATTCAAGAAATTGTTCTTTAACAAAATTCAAATCGGTATCAGAAATTTTAGTATATACAATTTTTAATTGGTCAATAACGGACTTTTTCAGTAATTCGTTTTCAATTTGTTCAACACGAACTTTAAATACTGTTAATGTTGGTAAGTCTTTCTTTTCCAAAAAATATTTTACAATTTCCGTAACAATCCATTGATGGGCTTCATTTTCAAATGAAGTTGGGTCAATAATATCACTTAATCGCTCAATAAAGGTTTTATCACTTACAAGTCCCGAAATGCATTTGCATTGAAAGTCCGCACCAAATTTCTTCAAGTTATCTATAATTTTTTCACTCATAATTTTTATACTTTAGCCATTATACACTATATCAGAATATAAAAAAGATTTTATATTGGAAATATTTTATGTTTTTTTAAAATCGATTGATATATATGTTTATGGAATCTGGTGTAGGCCAGCTTTTCAACTAAAACTAAATAAGTAGAAAGATAAAAAATATGTTAACACACATAAATCAATATTCTATTGATGTATTGGTCAATGGAAATACTTGCAAACAATACAATAACGACGGAAAAATCTTTATTGAGGCTCGTGATGGTTCGGAATATGAAATTAAAATCAGCAACAATACATGGCGTAGAATTCTTGCCGTTTCTGCGGTGGATGGCTTAAATGTATTAACGGGTGAAACTGCCTCGGAAGAAGATAGTGGCTATGTAATAAATGGATATGATTCAATGCGAATCAAAGGATTTAGATATAGCGATGAAAAAGTTGGCGCATTTAAATTCAGTTCAAAAAACAATTCTTATGCCGCCAGCAAAGGTAAAGAATCTGCAAAAAATGTGGGGGTTATTGGCATAAGATTATTTTGTGAAAAATCTGAACCAGTTTATGTATATAATAATACAACTCCTTCGTGGACATGGGGTAATCCTTATACCACAGGAACTCCACATACAACATTCACGATTGATAGTGGAACAACTACTGTTTCTAATTGGGTTGGTGATATGAGTGCCACTAGAGGAATATTGCGTTGTTGTGACAACTCTGCACAGAATTTATCATATACAGCGCAAAATACAACCCTTAATGCAAAGGGATTTGATATGGGAACGGATTGGGGGCAAGTCAAAGAAAGTAAGGTCAGAGAAGTTGAATTCAAAAAAGGAATTTTGAATTTTTCCGTTGATATTTATTATGCAAGCCGTGAGTCATTACTCGAAATGGGTGTGCCATTAATTAGCGAAACGAAGGTTTCATTTCCTTCAAGTTTTCCTAAAAAATATGCTACGCCACCTAGAGGATGGAGCGTCTGATATATAACAAATTGACATAATGGCATGTTGTATGATATAATATGCCATTATGTCAAAAATTAGTGAATTGTTCGAAGTTGCTATTGTGACAGAAAATACTAAAGTTTGTAATAAGTGCAAGCAAGAAAAATCCATAAAGGAATTTAGTTTCTGTAATGGTGGAAATTATCGTCGCTCGGAATGCAAAACCTGTGCGAATTCACTTCAAAAAGAACGTAAACGTTTAAAATCAATTTCTCCAAAACTTCCAGAAAATCACATATGTCCTATTTGTAAAAAAGAAGAACAGGAATTGCAAGGTAGAGGCGGTAAAGATAATCCTGCATTTGTTCTTGACCATTGCCATGATACCAAAAAATTTAGGGGATATATATGCCAATCTTGTAATAGGGCATTAGGGACATTTCATAATATAGAATTGTTGTCAAATGCTATAGAGTATTTGAAAAATCCTGCCGTTATTTAAGAAGATTTTTGTTCGGACAAGAAATAGTCCAATTTACCAAAACATTCGGTTAACCACATATTACTATTTTCAAGATTATTACGCATTTTGTCTTCACCAACCAATTTAAGAAATTGCATTTTATTTAATCGGTTTACGGGTCTTTCTATTAAATCATTTATACGTAATTGGCTAAAACTTTGAATTTGAGTATCAGTTAATTGCATTAAGGCGTAATTTCGTTCCACAATACTTTTATTTTCTAATATATTGGTATATAGTTTGATTTTGGACTCGGTTGTGTGGCAACACTCAAATATTGCGTCCAAAGTGCTTTTATT